TATCAAATTTCACAAACTTAACAACTAAAGGAAATATAATTATGTGCTATTTCAACTTCTTAACTGGTAAAGCTTATAAAGCAAATTCAAATATCGCAAACATTCTAAGCGACTACTGCAAAAAGAATGCGATCGCATTCACAGGCTTTGCAACTATTCAACAAGCTAAAAAGCTTTTCTATATTGTGAAAAAAGGCTCAAAAGGTGCTAGATGCCCTATCCAAATTGCAGGCGGTAAAGTTCATTACTTTACATTGTTCCCTTTGAGCGCTTTTATAAATGCTCACGATCGCAGAAGTTTAGCAGCTCAAAAGCGTGACCCGAACGATGACCAGCACGATCAAATTATTAGATATCAGGTCCCAGCAAAAATTAGCGCAGAAGAGAAAAGCGCACTAATTGCAGCTGCTGCAAGCTATTCTAACCCTGATTCAACAACTTACATCTTAGACAAAGAAAGCGCAGATCGTGACCTTTTCAAAGTTAGCTTTGATCATCGTTCTGAAGCTGAATATAAACACGATCAACAACTCAAACAATGGATTGTAGAAGGCAACAAAGCCGAAGAGTTTGATCAAGTCGTTCCATTTTGCGATCACGCTTATGGCTCTTTGACCCCTGAGCAAGTCGAAGAACTGAGCGCAGATCGTGATGAGTTTTGCCCGTTCTAAGCTGTCAAAAAATTGACTTTGTGGCGGTTGCCAGGTGCAGCCGTCACATAAAAAGGCTTAAATCAAGTCTTTTTATGTGACTAATCACAAATAACGCTATGCAGTAGCATAGGCACTTTTAACACTGGAGTTTTTTTTATGCACAAGATTCAATTACAACTTGAAAAGAAAGTTAAAAAAGATGATCTTATCTATCAACTAAAAAACATACGTGATATGTGCGAGTATGCTATAGATACCTTTAGCAACTCAACAGATGAGCAAATGAAATTTAAAGTTGAGTGCTTAACAGCTCAAATTGCAACCTTAAATCACATTTTTGGACAGTACAGGCTTTTATCTGATTACCTTGTAATGTATAAAGAATAGGCACTTTTAGGAGATACAAAAAATGAGCGGTTATCGTGGTTATTCAATGTCCAACAATGCTTTTGAAGCATACTTAAACGATGAAATGCCTTTATCTAGATGGCTGAAAACTAACTTAATCGAAGCTATCGAAGATGTCTTAGAAGATAAAGCAAACATCGTGAAGTTTAAAAAGTTGACCGTTAAACAGTTAAAAAAGCACTTCTTAACTAGAACTAGCTGGCATCATACATCTAAAATGTATAATGAGACTGACTTCTATAGCATTGATGAAAATAATGTTGATCGCTTTTTAGCTGGTGATCTTGTAATTACTAATGAGAAGGTAGAAGCACCAACACAGAAAGAAATGATCGAGATTCAATATCCAGTATGGGGAGGAACAAAAAAGCATCCTAAGATCGTTGATTATGAAACAATGATCGGCGAAGTTAAGGGCGATTGGTGCGTTTCTGATTCAGGCAAAAAGAAGTTAAGCGGTAACTGGATAAAAGTTATAAAGAAGTGGAGTGTTTAGAAGTGGCATAGGCAAAAAGCTAAATGTTAGAGCATTAGCAGTGTGTTAGTGCTCTATGATTTAACTTTTCACAACTTAACAGGAGTTTTTAAAATGAATATTGAAGATCTTTACCAAATTTCAGGCGAAAACGGTTTAGTCACTAAACTTGAAAAAGTTAAATTTATACCTTACTTTTTACATTTAATACCAGACGGCTGCAACTCAGAACATGACAATTTTGTCAAAATTGAAAGCATACAAGATGTATTAGATGCGTCTAATTGTGATTGCTTTTTTGCTTTTGATCATTATGAAGACGATGATATTTATGATAAGCGTTATTTTTATTTTGAGATCATAAATAAAAATTCAGGTGACGTTATTCATACTCTTATATTAGATGCTGAGAGTGATATTAGTATGATCTCAAAAGAGCTTGAAAACGCAGTTAAAATTTTAGTCGGTCATTATAACTATAAAACAAGTGACTTTTTCTATTCTGAAGCTGTAAACAATATCGGCGATCAAATTTTAACAGCCGACGAAACAATAAAAGATGAAATAAAATTTTTAAAAGAATTAGCATCAGGTTACACAACAAGAGAAAAAGAAGAGTGTAGAAACGTACTAACAGATTTTATCTTAATGAGAAAAAATCAAGGCTTAAGCCTTTTTGAAACAGAAGAGCAAAAACAAGATTTTATAAATCTTTGTTTAAGTCAATTAGAAGAGTAAATGATTATGTTAAACAATTTAATCAACAAATTCAGCGGTAATAATTTAACTTTAAATCAATTAGTTGAACAGTTAGATTTAGCTAATCTCAAAGAGAATGGGGGCGATATTCATTTTAAAGTGTACGATCGCCATAATTACGCAATTTATGGAGGTGCTTTGAATGATTGCGAACTTGATGATTTATTAAAACAATATGGAAAAGCTAAAATTTACGATTTGTCTTTGATTTTTAGTAATTTATCTAAAGAGACATATATTTCTATTGAGCTAAGATAAACAAACAAAACAAGGCGATCAATATGATCGCCTTTTTGTATGCAGAATAGGCACTATTTTAAAGGTGCTAATCTGATGTTAGTTTTTAAAGCGTGACAAATCTCAATAGCTTGAAGAGCCTTTTTAACTTTGTGCATTTCGTCACAGGTTAAACAGTCCTCGTCTTTAGTATTGTGATATGTACATTCGATTGTTGCTATCGCCATTTTTTGAGCGTGGTCAATAGCAGCATTCAAATCATTACCAGTGTACTCATCAACTGCCTTATTCATGTGCTTTACCTCTAGCTATCTGTAGAATTTCATTCAAATCTTGAGTGTCGAAAACATAAGAAAGCATAGGCACTTTGTATTGATTGCCCATTTTTTCAAATGATTTTTTCAAGTTAGCTTCCAAATCAGTGTAGTTAAAATCACCGTTTTCATCTGCTAAAAATGACAAGGCAGACAAGTAACTTTTAAGCTTATCCTTACCTTGAAAATAAATAAAAGATGCTATCCCCTGCTGAATCGGTGTACCTTTAGTTAAAAGTTTTTGTTCCACCCATTCGTCAACTGATTCAATGAAATTATCTACACTGATTTTCATACGTTACTCCTAAGCCTTGTTAGTTCTAGTTTGAACGGTCACAGGCTGTGTGTTTGGACCCTCTGCTGTGTAACGTGGCATAGGCTCAGGGCAGATAGCACTGATAGGAATTACAGTATTAGTGATATGATTTACTGTATTTTGCAGAGACTGAATAGCATTGTTAGTAGCAGTAGCCATAACACCTAGCTGACAATCAACGGCACCGAAACGCTTTTCAGTACCTAAAGCTAAATCGTTTACCCTGTCACTTACTTTGCCTAGTTCTGAATGTAGTGCGATGTAAGTTTTTGCAACCTCATCGTTGGTGTACTTTTCAGCCTTTAATTGACCGATTTCAGCATCCTTTTCAGCCATAACAGCAACGGCACCACTATTCATAGCGCAAGCCATTGCAGATTGATTACCGCCGAAGATACCGCCTAAACCACCTGACTGTAAAAAGCCTAATGAGCCTAGAACTAATGCAGGAATACCTACACCGTTTGCTAAGCCTTTGCTAGCATAATCACCCATAATAAACTCCTTGTGTTTGAATGTATGGATTAAAAATGTTGATTTATTCAACACGTAAAGAGTAGCTGTAAGGACGATATAAGTAAGCAATAAGAACGATATAAATTAGATAAAAGATTTCATCTTTTCTAAAACATCGAAGAGTTTAAGCATTGTTTCACGTGGAATTAGAACATAATCAGATTGAATAGATATGTACCATTTAAGAAAATCTAAACCACGTGTAGATTTAGATTGTTTGCAGAGTTTATAAATAGCTCGTGGAGAATACCATGTAACAAGCTGTTTTCCTTGTGAGTTAATAAGATAATGATGCTTAACATTAGCTTTATCAAGTTTGCTCGCAACATAACTAGGATTAGTTATCTGCAAGGCTTTGCATACATCAGCACCGACTAGCCATATAGTACCATTTTCAGAATGAACATGTGCACGTATCACAATGCCATTATAAAAATGTTGGGTTACGGTAGCTGGCGTGTCATAATCAAGCATAATAGTATTCTGCTATTTTGTTTTCTTTATTAAACAAAATAGCAGAATTTGTTTTTATAATTATGATGTAAATATAAGAGAATTTATCAAAATTTTAGTAGAGTGAATTTTATGAAAAAACTATTAGCCATTGCAGGAATTGCTTTATTGACCGTAACAGCCTGCACACCAAAGCCTAGAGACATCATACCTAAGGTATTATGGGCTAGCCAAAGTGATGGTGTAGTGTTTTTAGGATATAAGCAAACTAAATTCGGAATAGATTTTGATCCTGTTACTCCTGATTGGATTTCAGCTTTGAATGGTAGTGATGATGTTTGTAAACGTTGGGGATATTCAGGCTCATTCTATCTAAATGATGATGAGGTTAAGCAGGGATTTGAGCAGGATTTTAGCGGCATAGGATACGTAGTTTTTTATAAAATTGCGCAATGCTCTAAATAAAAAAGATAAGGCACTATTGCTAGTGCCTATACCTATGAAACATCGTGCGTATTATACACTAATTTTCTGTATCAGGTAAACCTGTTTTTAGACACGGTGCCTATTATACTTAAGAACCGTTGACTAAACTCTGATACTCTGCCTTAAGTTCATCGGCTAAGGCTGTGTCACCTAACATAACCGCTTGATTATGTGCTGTCATAAGTTCATTAAGTTGTGACTGTAACTCACTTTGTTTAGCTGTTGTCTTTTGTAGTTCTAATTCATCTTGACTAGGCTTAGGGGGTTCAACGACTGTAAATCGTCTATGACCTTGTTCGTCTTTAGTGTCAAGCTCTTGAATTATATAATTATTCTCGTTAGCCCATTGAGCATAAGATGTATAATCGTTATGTTCAATTTGATTGCCGTCTTTGTCTTGTTCAAAGAATGGCTCCGCAAATATATCATTTAGTTTCATTGTAATTACCTTTATCATTTAATATCCAATAGCTAAATAATACCAGCCCGTAGAACCTTCCCATGAATGTTGTATATCAAAAGAACTTAAACTTTTTATAACAACTTGATAACCTAAATTTGAACCATAATCTTTATCGTTTCCTTGATTTGATAAAATCACGTTATACGCTGAATTAAAAGGAATAGGAAGATTTACAGTTTTTCTTTTAAGTCCCGCGTCAACACCGAATACCCCCCACATAAAAGTAAGACCACTCACAAATCTAAAGTAGTTAGCACTTTTTAATTTTACTCTTTCGACCTCACTATTACACCACTTTAAAGAACCGTTAGGAGTTCCCACAAATTGCTTAGGCTCGCTAACACCATTACTTGCAACTAAATCAAAATTTCCGCCAAAAGCGGGAGCATCTTTCCCATATAACATTAACCCCGCGCCTTTATCATTTGCTGTGCAACTGTTAATTCTAATATGATGTGCATCGTCTGTTTTTTGAATGTAATAGTTATCAGAAAAGGTAAGCTGACCGTTTACTGTATCACCTGTTTTCTTTATAAAATTAGATGTATCAACATTTGACCCAGTTTTTATTTTAAAGAACTTCTTAACACCATCAATCTTTTTAAAAAAAAGACCGTCACAAATTATAGGGTCATCGTATGTGCCTATACCTTTAGCCATTGTCGTTTACTCCGTTTTCAGTAGTTTTATCTTCTTTCTGTTTATCAATCTCGGCTTGCAGTCTTTTCTTTTCGATTTCAAGCGCACCTAATGAACAAGGCTTTGAACAATCACCATTTTCATTCAGCTTTCTAAAGCAATAAGGGCAACGATTTTTTAAGATACTAATCATGATTATTCTCCTAACAATGTTCGATACTGTTCTTGTATCTGCAATGCGACATCATCATTTCCGCTTAAAATTGCAGATACATAATTTTCTTTTAACTCTGATAGCTGTTGATTTAATTCATTTAACTTTGTTTGAGTATTCTCTAAATCAATCTCTTCTTGTGGTCTGCTAGGTGCATAACCTTTGAGCCAAAATCTACCTAAGTAATCCTGTTCCACCTCTTCGTCAGTCATACCTAGGCTTTTGAAATACTTAGCGTCTGTACCCACTGCGTACTGCGTTACAGCTTTTGTTTGTTTATCGTAAAATACATACATAATTTATTACCATAATTTACTTATACATAAGGCGCTATTATCGCTTCAATAGAATATTCATAGCTAGAAAGATTGGAGCCTTCAACTTCTACGGAAACAACATCTCCTTTTTTTACAAAAAGCCCCCAATTAAAATCATCCCAAAATGCTACACCTGCACTTTTACTCTCCCAAAACAAAGGAACATCATTTATTTTTAATTTAAGTTTAATGTTACCTGTAAAGGTATTTTGTGCACCAAAACCACCTCTTACACAAACGAAACCGTCTATTGTTGCTGTCTCACTAAAAGCTCCTGTACCAAGTGCTATTGCTTTAGAATAGTCGGGAACTCTTAATAAAGAATTTGTATTTGATAACTTATCAGCGACTGTGGCATGGTCTGCGTTAGTTGCATGAGTTGCATCATCAGCGTTTGTTGCATGGTCAGCATTAGTTGCATGATCTGCATTTGTTGCACTGTCAGCTGTACTTGCATGAGCAACATTGTTAATAGTAAAGCTCTTAGATGTGCCGTCAGCTTTAGTTACAGTTACGGTTGCGTCACCGTTACTTGTAACACTTGTAACAGAATTGTTTGCTTTACTTACTGCACTATCTGCTTTACTTTCTGCACTTGTAATGCGATTAGATAAATTATTATCAGCGGTCTTTCTGTCAGCAGTCTCTTGTGTTATACGGTCAGATAAATCTTTATCTGCTTTAGCTCTATCAGTTTTTTCCTTATCAATTTGACTCTGTAAATTATTGTCACCATTGATACGGTCAGCCGTTTCTCTATCAAGTTGTTCCTTAAAGCCCTTTACGCTCTTTGGTGTAAGCGCAAGATCTTCACGATTGCTTAAGTCATTAGTTAGCCTTACTACACCTCGCTTAGTAAGGCTTGCGGTTGGTAAAACTACAGGCATATTTTGCTGTGAGCTTCCGCTAACGACTTTATAATATTTATACTTTCCGTTTAGTTGTCTCTCTTTCCAAACTAGATCACAAGTGATTGCACTTTCAATGCTGTTTCCGCTCTTATCACCTTGACAAATACAGCCGTCACCGCCCGGCACACAACCGCAATTATTACATTGTGGACAATTTTGGCAACAACAATCACCTGTATCGTTTAAGATAGGTGGTATCATTTGCATTTTCATTAGATATTATCCTCAGCAGGGTACATAACAAGGCTATTCTCTTCAACATTCTCAGCACTAGGCTTTGTCTCTGAGAACTTAATAAAACTTGAAACTAAACTCTTAACAGCTTTAGTACTTGGAATTTGATTATCTGCTAATGAATTTAATTCTGTAGTTGGAACTAAAGGACTTGATGTAAAATTCTTTACACCTGCAATATCTTCATTACCTGCTTTGTGCACGTAATTATTATCTTTAGTGTTGACTAATTCATCTACATAAGCCTTTGTAGTTGCGTGATCTGTGCCTGTTGGAGTTGCAACGGTTAAAGGTTTGGCGAACGAATTAGAACCTGTGAATGAATTATCACCACCCAGCTGTGCTAATCCGTCAATGTTTGTGTGGGTATCTTGTGTACCTAAATTGCTAACCTTGCCGTCAGTGCCTGTTGATTTGTACATGATTACAAAGTGATCAACAGTTTGTGCTGTATTAGTTGGCTTACCTGTCACCTTGTCAAAAGCTACGAACTGATTATCAGCTGTCATAGGAACAAGGAAATAAATACCACTAGGCATATCGGTTTGATTTGCAACGGCTGTATAGTCTTTGTAAGCTAACTCTTTTTGTCCTGCGTTAATCCCTTTTAAATCAGTTTTTATCTGCTTAATATCAGATAGTGCACCTTTGATTTTATTGATGTCATTGTCTGTAAATCCACGTACACGAACGACATTGCCCTCGGTGTCTTTACCAACGAATGAGCCGTTTTCGATTGTTACTGCCATAAAAATTTTCTCCTAGTATTAAAGCAAATCCTCTTGTTTAAAGAATTTTGCTTCACGTTTGTCTAATTGTTCGATTGCTGTGTCATTCTCAGCTACGTTAATTTGCTCTATCTCACCTTTGATATTTGATAGAGTTCTTTCTGGGCTAGGTGTTGCCCATATTCTACGATGTTCTAAAAAATCTTCGGTTAGTGCACGGTTAGTAAATCGAATACGGTATAAAGTTAAATCTGTTTCATTAACTAATCCGTTTTCTTGTATATATTTAAAGCCGATAATTTGCCAGTTGCGAGGATCATTAAACTCAGAATTGACTTTAATATAAAGCACTCTACGTGTTGGAACTACAGGGTAGTCTTTTACGATCTGAATCATATCCCATGTAAGATCTTCGGCTCTATCAGCTAATGTGGCTTTATCTGCATGGTCTGCTTGTGGTGTATGATTTGCCTCTGCAGCTAAATCTGCCCTTCCTGCATGACTGCTTTCACCTGATTCAATGGCAAAAGTTGCAAGGTTGGCTAGGTCGGAATTAAAAGCTAATGAAGCAACTCCTGCTTTTGCTGTGTAATCAGCTGAATCAGCTTTAACAGCATGGCTTACAGTAAGATCTAAATTAGCTGGAGCATCGCCAGTAATATCTACGTAACCACTGGCATCATCACCAATAATGCTGAATCTAAATGGCTTAAGTAGAGCCTTAGCATAAGATGAAATACCAGTTAAATCACCAATAAAATTTCCTTTATAGGTGATTACAGCTTCATTACTTGTTCTTGTACCTTGTATCCTTGTGAGCTTGTTTATCTCGTCTTGACTTAATGAGGACATGATAGTTTTCCTGATAGTTTTTACTATCAAAAAAGCTATCATTTCCTAAATAGATTTTTATCTACCGTGAATAAATTTCCATGCTTCAATAAAGTAATTATCAGCAGGTTCAACTTCACGATTAGATAGCTCAACTGCGTGATGCACTGGACGTGAGGCTGTACCAATAAAAGGAACACCTAACAAGGTACTTGTTCCCATCATAATATTTCTGACATCTGATGATTTTAACTCGGCATCTTTTACGGCTGAGTTATAAACATTAACACCTGAATGTAAAAAAGCTGTTCCTGTAGTTAGCAATGGTGAGTTCATATAAGCAGAACTAAAATATTGCTTGCCTACTGCCATGTCAACTAAAGGAGACACAACCATATTTGACATCAAAGGAGCTTTACCACTGGCAACAAATTTAGTTGGTGATAATGCAACATTCCATAAACCTGCTCTAAACTCATCGTCATCATCAGAGGTTAAGCTGCCGTTCACTGTTTGTGTTAGCAGTTCTGATAGCATTGAAGGTAACAAAGTAAAGAATGAGATAGCGAAAACATCGTGACCGTACCTGTTCATATAATCAGAGAAACGCTTATTTGAGTTTTGAAATTCTCTTTTATTGTTTGCAAGCCTTGTTGATAACAAATTCATCTTATTTATAAAGTAAGATGTGAATGTTGTAAATAACTTATACCAAGCATTTGACTTTGCAATTAAAGCTGTGTCAGGGCGATCGTAAGATCCTAAAACGGTTCTAACTACACTGTCTGCATACTTAACTGAATCTGTTAAGTTAGTTTGCTCAGGGTGTTCATGTAAATACTTTTGCTGTGCTCCATACCAAGTGATCTCATCAATAAATCTTTGAGTGTAAACCTGTGCAAACATCGCATTTTCACGACTAAAATTTTGAATCCATTGAGCACTGGCTTTTATCTTTTGACCGTTACTTGTGTACCGAAAGGGGTTAAGCTGAATGCGCTTGAATATCTCATTGATGGAGTTATTACTTTCATTTAAACGAGCATTCATATATGCAGAATTATGACAAATCTCAGCTTTTAACTTGTTATGATATATAGTAGCCATTACTATTCCTTTCATGGTATTAGTAAAACCTACTTCATACATCACAGGAAATAAATCAAAGAACTGCTCACCAGCGTTCTTAAAGTAGCCTGCCATAATAGACAAGCCTGTATCTTGCATCTTTCTACTAATCCATTGAATGAATTTATTAGAAGACGCAGGGGTAATATCTTGACCTGTTGCAAGTGTTTTAATCCAAGGCTCAAATCTTTCTTTTAAGGCACCTGGATCAATACGTTCAATCTCATTTGCAACGGCTTTTGAATGTAATAATTTATTTACTTCATTTACTCTAGGTGTTAAGTAAATAAATTTAAGCTCCTGTTCAATTCCTGAGATGATATGTACAGGATCTAAATCTAAAGCATGGAACGCTTTTTGATTTCTTTCTTTAATAAAGGAAGGTGTTTTTAAGCCCATAACTGACATCTGATTTTGCATTGCACCTGTAGCTGTGATGTCAATTCCGTTTTCACTAGCTTTAGTTACAGCTCTGTCATTGTTAAGAATAGCAGGAACATATCCAGCATCTACACTAACTTCCGAACCATCAGCTAACTTGAATGATAAAGGCTGTCCGTCTAAACGCTTAAAACCGTATCCGTTCTGCTCACGTGTAGCCTGCATAACTTTAGGATCTAATTCTTTAAATGTTCCCCATATCTCTTTACAGCAATTTAAAAGTTCTTTAGTAATAAAACCTTGATCACACAATGACTGAATCATTGAGTTAAACTGTTCTTGTTTCCAAGCGTAAACTGATTTGTCATTGTTTAAATTTACTTCTGTTCCGTCTTTAAACTTAGCTCCAATTTCAGGATCAGCAACATAACCTTTCACTAGCTTTTCGTAGTTGGTGCCGCAGTGTAAAAGTAAACCTAAAATTTCTAAAGTAGTACGACCGTTAAAATGTCCTGAACGAGAACCTAAAACCAAACGTTCATTCTTACCTGTTGTTTCATTCTTGATGATTAAATCTGTCTGTATCTCACGGCTATCAATCTTAAGCTTAGATAAACTATCTCCAAGCTTAGATGTAATATCTCTTAAAGCTAACTTCATCTGAGTATAACCGCGCTCAATAGGAGCATAGATGAGCTCATGCCATGCACCAAGCTTTTTTCCGTCATAGCGTTCTACTGTATGCTCCGCCTGAAAAGCATACTTTTTACGTAAAGCACCGAAGGCAGCAAACACACCTTTAGATTTGCCTTGACTAGCACCATTTAATGAAGCTTTCTTTGTCTTTAAATCAGAAGTCGTCTTAACCAACTGCTCTTGTGCGTCTTTAAATTCAATAGTTTTTTCACCATCGCAGAATGTTTTTGTCTTACGTGCATAATCTTTTAGTGCAGACATAAACTCAATCAAATCATAGAGCTTAGATACAGTACGATTAGCATAGTAATCATTAGCAACATCAGCAACTCTGTTGCAAAACGCCTCTATTTTTGCACGTTCGATTAAAGCCTGCTCTTCACCTAAAGAATCCAAGTAGTCACTTTCATTTAAGATACGTTCTTTAATTTCAGCAATATCACCAATAGTAAAACCGTTAGCCTTACGTTCAGTTAATCCAATAGTATCAGTAACAATTCTTAATAAATCCATTAAGTTCGGATCGTAACTCTTACCTACTTTTTTTACATCACGACTAGCTAAAGCTTTAAAATCAGCCATTTTCTTTTCAACGTAGTGAATAGTATCTGCGATGTATTCAGCCTTTTCATTCTGATACAGTTCGTTTCTTGTTTGCTTTTCAGCTTCTCTTAAATCACCACGAGCCAAAGACACTTTGACTTTCTGATTTGCTCTAGCTGCTAAACGTCTTGCACTGGATACAGATAAATCACTAAAAGCTAATTGATCAACATCGTTTTGTGCGATTTTTTTAATGTTAAATAAAATCTTTTTGGCATTCTCACCTGTCTTAGTTATAGCTTTTAAAGCCTTAAGAACCTGTGTGCCTAATTGACGATGTATCGTGCTAATCTTTTTACTGATTTTTAATTCACCTTCAAGCTGTGTCTTCTTTATAGCTTTATCTAACACTGTGCTATAGGCAATACGTTTAGCTTCATTCTCAATAGAATAGTTAGCAATACATTCAAGTAATGCCTGCTCTTTATCCTTAGCTGAATCAATAGCATCTTTCCATTGCTGAGGTAAACGATCATAGTCATCTAAGATTTCTCTAACTTCGATGCCTGTATCATTATCAACAATCTTTTTAGCTTTGAGCTTGTCTTCAATGTATTTAGGAACATTCTTGTCTTTTAATGAGATAGGTAATGTCTTTAAATCTTCGATGTAAATAGTACGAGGATCATTTTTTAATAGCTGTTTCTGCTCTTCTTTTACCTTTTCATACTTCTTTGCTAAGTTATCTAAAGCAACTAATTGTTTTTCTAAATCTTCACGTGGAAGTTTAGCCATGTTCTTTTTGATAATTTGTCTTTTTAGTTTGTCTAAAGAACGACCATTAACCAAGCCGATTAAAAACTTCTTAATAGCTAACTCATCAATCAAACCTTTTAAAGCAGCATGATGATTGATTAAGTCACTCTTTACTGTGTCTTTAAATAGCTGTTTAGCTTCATCAGGTAGAGGTGAACTATCAATATCACCTAACAAATCATCAATAGGATATTGCTCAATCTGTTCTTTATAGAGCTGTTCTGATTCAAAAAGAGAATCAACAAAATCATTAAAATCTTTTGTTCCTTGATTTAACTCTTCGCCGTAGTTCTGTTTAAATGCTTTTTCAGTGATTGTTTTTTTATCAAAGTTTTCTAAGTTTTCTTTATTAAACAGCTCATTATTCTTGTTGTGTGACAACATCTTTTTAAAATTATTTAAAATTGTGCTGTCTGATTTTTTATTGCCAATCGTATCAGCAATAAATCTAGCAACGAATTGCTCCTGTAGTTTAGCCCAATCTTCTTTTGATAAAGTGTCTAATGACTTTGTGCTGTCCCACCATTTAACAAGTTTATCTAAACGATCGTGAACTTCTTTGTTCTCCTTAGACAGCTCACGCATTGTGTGTAAGAACCAGTGTGACTGTTCATGTAGCACATCAGTAAATGTACTTTCACTGTTTAGCTTGATAACTGGCACATCATCAATAACACCTAATACACCACGCTCATTTCTTTTATTTGCGTTCTTAACTTTACTAAAATCAACACCTTTTTCATGCTTAATTAAAGGCTTAAATTTGTTCCATAAAGTAGAAACATCAACACCTGTAATATCAGACATTGATCTTAAGAAAGTAGTTACACCTTTAGATAGAACGTTGTTTTCTTCAACAGTTGTATTCTTAGAATTATCAGCTAGAACTCTGTTAAGTTCCTGCTGAATAGGTCGCATCTCTTCTTCACGTTTAATGCGTTGTTGAACTTTATCAGCAATATCATTTTTAATCTCTTCAATCTTTTTGTCTGATAAAGTGGCTGACAGCTCACGAATTAATGGTGCACCATTTTCAGTTGTTGTGTAGTCGATGAGTTCGTCTCGTACCTCCTGCGGTAATTTTGCCCATTGTCCACGTGTGATTTCAATCATGTTTCCATGTTGAGCACGATCATAGGCTTCGTTAAATTCATCACCTAAAACAGCTCTATTTACACCTACAGTATCACCGCTCTTTTCTACTTGATCTGCTCTGTTAATAACATCAGTAACTGCATCTTTATCAAGATAGATTTTGTCACTGCCTCTTGATTGAAGTTCATCGTAAATTTCAGCACTGGTAGCAGGATCATTTTTAGTTAATGGAGAATTAGAAACAACCTCATCAGCAACTCTAGCGTTAGCCTGTTTCTTTAAATTAAGAACCTTTGCTCGCGCTCTGTTAAGTAGTGGTAATGATTCAAAGAAAGCAGATACTAAAGCAGATTGAGTTACTGTCTCGCCTAAATCAGATACTAAATCAGATGGAATTTGCGCCAAACTTTCTAGCTGTGATTGCCCCACGTCAACACGTGCATTGTATTTAACGTTAGCATCATCAATCTTAGAAAAGACTGTGTTCTGTGCTGTGTTAATAGCAATGTTAGAAGTATGACCTAACACCTGCTGTGCGACTTTTGGCACACGTGCCGATACATCTACACCTAACTTAGACAAAGTTTTAGCTGTAGCCTGTCCTAAAATCTTTGTGTACTCACCAGCACCTTTAAACAGCATGATACTTAGTGCATTAAGAATTACAGAGTTAGAACCTGAATTAGAATTGTGCAATGCTAAGGCTAGCTCTTTGTCCGTGATGTTAGGATTGTTCTTTATGATCTCTTCCATTTCACGACGTCGTGCCTGGCGATAATCATCAACTAGATTTAAACCGCCTAGAGAATATCTCATGTCAGAGAACAAGTCATATAAGCTCTGCTTAATACCGTCTGTATCTCGTGAGTATCTGTCTATGATTTGAGCTTTGCGTTCCTCATACTCTTCGTTACTCATGCCTTTGTTTGTTGAGTTAAGCTGAGTATTGCGACCATGTAAAGTGTCACTTAGATAACCAATGTATTCAGAACTGGATAAACTATCTACAGCATCATTAATCTTTTCATTATTAAGATTTCTAAGCTCTGTATTTAAAGCAAATGAACGTCTTAAATCAGAAAAGAGTTTAGAATCTTGCTGAACCTGTTGAGCTGTCTTAAAGTATTTATAAGTTTCAGGATCAAAGTTACTTCTGATTTTAGCGTTATTGATAATACTGCTGTCAGGTAAACCGTACTCGTCAAATGTTTTAACCCAGTCATTCATTAACTTCTGAGACATTAAACGTTGAACAATATCGGCATCGTTAGATGATACGTTTGCACCATAGAAACGTGACAGCTCCTCAAACTGTTTCTGCTTAGATTTGTCTGTATTTACATTGTATTCAGCAAAAGCCAAAGCGCCTCTAGCATTAGCTTTGACTGAGCTTAACTCTTCATACTTTTTCTTTTCTTCGTCTGTAGAGTTTTCGTCTAAGACAGGAAGTGATATTGCAGCATCTTTCCATACATCACGTGTATTGCCTCTGATGTAATTCTTTGTTTGCTGTGAGATGCCGTCAGATACAGTATCAGAATAAAAAATAGGAGCAGGTGATGCTGATAATTTCTTTTGTAGCTGACTGTCTATAGCCTCTGTTTGCTCTTTTGTAAACTCTACGTTTTGATTGCCTATAGGCTGTTGTAAATTATCAGACATCTTTTATCACCTTATGTGTACAGTGTGAACTTAAGCTCACATACTTTGATTTTTGTTTATTATACCTAGTTTATTAAGTTACTTTATCATTCTTTCTCTATCAGATAACTTAGATTTTTGCTTATTAACAAAATCTAAATAGAGCTGCCTTGATGTTGGATATGTGCCGTTGTCTCTGTAGTATTGTGACTGGTACTGCCAAAGCTGAGACTTAACCTCATCTTTAGAGAAGGTGTCATTCAGCAAGTTGTTATCATCTAGATCATCGTAGGTGTTATCAATCACATCTTTGCTGTTTTTATAGTCCTGTTTAGACTGTTCAAATTCAGGACTTCTGATAACAAATTCAATAGCATTAGAAATTTCTTTTGGATTAAGTGATGATATGTCAGGAACTCCAGCTCCATTCTTATCTTTTTTAACAAGATTACTGTTCACATAAGTAGTAAAAAGATCTTGTGCCACTGGCATAATGAACATAAACTTTGATGAGTTATCACCTTCGAATAAGTCATTGCTTTTAATGTTTAACTCATCTAATACACGACTAGATAAAGCATCACCTTTCTTTATTGATGTTCCTTGATGTTGTTGTTGAATTTTAAGAATGCGGGCTTGTGCTTTTTGGTCATTCAAAGGAATTGTTCCATAAGTAAGTTCTGTTTCTTTTTGTCTTTCAGGGGTCCCATAAAATAGATCAAGAACATCATCACTAGCTGTAGATATAAAAGCACTTAATCTGTAGTTAGCTTTATTGTTCATATTGTCATAAAGCATTGCTAACTTAGTATTCAGTTTTTCTTTGTCTCCATACTGGACAATAAGAGAACTTCTTAAATTAAGATCGTCAATATTCAAATAGAGGTCGTCTCTATTTTTATATTTAAGTTCTCCGTTAGTTTGTTTGGCATAAAGAATTGATGACAGGTTATTATCTAAAATAGAATCAGTATCTGATACAGCTTTACGTCTAGCGTTTTCTTCAATGACCTGCCTTGATAAGTCACCATCGGTCATAATCTGAATATCTTTATAATCAGTTACAGATAAATCATCTTCTTTTTTGTTGTTCTTGATCATGAACAACTCTTTCATTTTTTCAAAAGTTGCATCTTTGTGAGCATCTTTAAATCTTAACTGTTCTACAGCATTTAAAGGCTGAATAGCACGTAAAGCTTCACGTTCACGTTTTAGTTCTAAATTAGTTTGCCTTTGTTCACGTAATAAAGCCTTGCGTTCCTGTCGTTCCTGTTCGTCTTCAGCTCCTTTAATAGCCTTAGCTAATAAATCATTGTAAGCATCAGCTGATATTCGAGGCTGCCAACGTTTCAAAGAAGCAATGGCGCCTCCAAAATTCTTATTTAAGATCTGATTACCTACAGCAATTTTGGTGACCTCATCAGCCATTTTTCTTTGCTCTGCTTGCCACTCTTCACCACCTGGCACATAACCGTTTTTTTCTAAAACAGCATTAGTTGCAGAAACATACTCTTGATAATACTTATCTTCTAAAGGTGATCCCCAGTGTTCTGTTAAAGTGTTTGCTGAATTTGAAATTCGACCTTTCATTTCAGCATTATTCACGGCTTCAATCTGTGCGTCATTATAGTTTTTTAACTCAATACCAAAACTGTTTGTTTTATCATCAAACCACTTATTGAAGTTATGAGCAACATCACCATAACCTTTAAATGCATCGCTGTAGTTCTTTTTTAAATTCTCTAATTTTTTCTGATATTCAGGTAAAGCATCAACAGCGTTTTGACCTTTTAAATTTTTGTAATCTCTTAAAAGATTGTTAAACTCAACGCTCGCATCATTTTGAGCTGACAACAAAGCGTTTTCTTTTGCCTTAGTTCTAATGTTTTCTTGATATTTTTCAATAACATCTAAAGCGCTTTTTGCAAACTTTAAATTTTGAGTTACATCAATCTTAAAAGGAACTGATGTGTCCGTTCTCTGTATTTGCAATTTAGGTGAGTTCTGAAAAGTTAATGAGCTTGCAGAATTTTTTATATTCAGATTTTGTGTTGGTAATAAAACAGCCATACTCCACCTTTACTTAAAAGAAAACATCTGTGACCAATTCATGCCACCTGCTGACGAACCACCACCCCAAGTGTTAAGCAAACTGTCGGTAGCACCCCAAAAGGCATTTTCCAAAGGCTTGATTGATTTAGCCATAGTGTTATAAGCAACGCCTTCACCTGTAGCAATTAGAGCTTGTGCTCGATAATTAGCCTCTTGCATTTGAGCATCACTAGCCTGACGCATCAAAGCATAGACTTGTTGCCTTGCTTGTGCTGCATTGCTGTTTGTGTTTTTTTGAATAATGTATTGATTGATTTTTGCACTTAATACGTTTGTTTGATCTAGTTCTGCTTTAGAACCACTATCCATTTGAACTCCACTTGATGCGGATTGAACTCGTTGAGATGCTATCTTCTGTGCATCTTCAACGCCTTGTTCCATAGCTTGAATTTCGCCCATGCGATATTGATTATAGACATCGTATTGAGCCACTACAGTCGCAACATCTAAGTTCTGCTTATCTAACTTTGCAAGCTCTGCATTAAGGTTAGCCTGTTGAGCCTGATAAAAAGCATTGCTTGAATTAGCCTCTAAAGAGCGTCTTTGTTGCATACTGGACATAAACTCAGCAGAAGCATAAATTGCTGCCTTTGCGATAGTTGTCCATGCGTTTTTATTTGGTATCTTATCAGCATAGTTTTTCATTCTTGTAGTGCCAGTATTCATTGCTTTCTGTGAATACTGATTGCTACTAATTGATGTATTTTGATTAAGAATAGATACTCTTGTGTTTTGCAAATAAGAGCCGTAATTAGCTTGTGTGTATTGTGGTATTGCCATCGTTATTTCCCGTCTTCATAAGATACTGCTAAGATCACGCTTTGAATTTCTACAGGCAAACAGTCTTTATGACTGATTGCAAATTGTGATTGTTCCTCCCAAGCACCATCAATCACGACTTTAACTAAATAAGAATCATCATCAGTAGGTGTACTGTATTGATCTACTTTAGAGCACATGTACTCTTTGCCGTGTGGATAATTCCGTGAATACAAGTCACCTTCGTAGCTAACTCTCAACTGAACTTGTGAAATGTTTTTTGTTCGTCCCTGTAATTCAGATTCAGTATTAGAAACAATCAAAGGAACTGAAACAAAGTTGTAGTCAATAGGTAAACCGACCGCAATATTCTTTCCTGCTGTATCTAAATTTATCATTCCCTGTACAACTTTTTTATTACTCTGTTGCTTGCCGTCAACAAATACAGAAACAGTTTTTCCTTCTAAATGAGATAAACCACTGATTTGTGATTTTGCTGTAGAGAATACACCATCAAGATAACAGTCAAGATAACGATAGGTTGCAGTTGCATTAGATACTTGAAAATTACTCATGCGTTCGATGTAACGTTTTTGATCTCGAATTACAACAGCGTATAAATGATCTTCTGTGCCTTCCGAAATACAACAAACCGATTCAAACTTACCGTTTAAAGATGAATGTCTAGCCCATGCGATTTGTGATTGTTCAGGTGTGAATGTACATGACAGCAGCACACCGTCAGAGGTTACAGCCCATAGCACTTGAATAGGTGATTTTTGTAGAGCTAAAGATACGATGTCCTTACCATCAAAAAGATGAGGTGCCCGCACACTAATATCACTAGATGTATAACCGCTTTGTTGATAGTTATACCCCAAAGCTCGAACGTGACCGCCACGCTGTGAAGCGTAAATCACAGTGTTATTACAGATTAAAGGCTGAACTTTGTTTGCTCCGATAAACGACTGAGCACGAACTGCAACCGAGCTAGGTGTTAAGGCATCACTATTTTGTGTGAATACACGTAATTCACTTGAACCTGTTAATAGCAATAAAGAATCAACGGCAACAAGATGCTTAATTCTATCAGCATCAGAAGTTACTGCTGTGATTTCAATTCTATCTGTATCAAGGCTAGGCAAGTGATACACCATCAAATCTTGAAAACCAGCATTTGTAAACCAAACACGAAGTGGATTGTTATATGACCCTGCAAATACTCTGCGTTGATCGTATTGTGCAACGGCACCTGGATAATCTTTATCTGTAGAGTTCTGTAAATTAGGAGTTAAGACAGCACCCCAGCCTATTGAGGATAAGACAGTAACTGTAGGATGTTGTGAGTAATTAGCACCGCCATTAGTAACTTTAGCATTCACTAAAACACCATTTCTAGCAATAGCATAAGCAGTCGCACCACTTCCATTGTCATTCGACTTTACATTCAAATCAAGCTGAACGGTTGTATCTTCCTGAGAAAACAAAGAACGTAAATTATCAATAGTGATGCCGTTTTCATACAGTTGCTTAAAAATATCATTGTCCTTATAAGAATTAGCTGTAGTCAAAGCACTGTCAGATACTGTGTAATCAATACTTCCTGTACTCTTATCTACTTTTAATCTAAAAATAGCATGAGGTACTTTCAACACATCTTGTGTTAATCTGATATTTTTTACTTTATCAATGTAAGCAATTTTTCTGAACTCATAGAAAAGATAACCTTCATCTTCTACTTTAGAAGAAACTACTTTAGTTGTCAGTTCAATGTTTGTTGACGAGTAGATTTGACCGCTTGAACCATCCAACACCTCTAATGTCACACTAGGTGAAAACTTTGTAACCGCATCAGCATCTTTAGAGTTGGCTTTTGCTGAAACCAAAGGAGGCACTGTACGAATTGTAATTACCCTAGGTAAGTAATAAGTATTACTGTTTAAGCCGTAGTAGTAACCACTTCCGCCATTATTGATAGTGATTGAACTTATCTGCCCCTTTACAGACTGAGTAAACACCCTCTTATATTTAGGTGGTGTAGTAGTGGTATCAGGATTGTTTCCTTCATCATCAATATATAATTCTTCTGTTTCTCCGATAAAGCCATAAATGCCAGCTACCATTCTGTAAACTTTGTAATAACTAGCACCTGCTACGCCTTGCCATTGAACACGGATCTTTGCCCCACTTATATAATAATTTCCACGAGCAACAAGGTTAGAACTTGCAAGCGATTCTTTATCGTTAGCATCTACAGCTGTTACAACATAATTACATTCTATTTTATCCTTAGTTTTAGCTTCGCTATCTGTCATTGAACTAGGATAAATAGCAGAGTAAGACAAGCCTTTTGGTGGTGCTACGGTAGGAGTAACGGACACAGCCACGAAACGCCAATCATTATACCCGTATCTTCTAAGCTCATAAGGCATATATTCAGGTGAGGTTAATGTGAGCACATCTGCATTTTGGGCATAGTCAATGTCTGCTAAATCAACGGCAGCATACGGTGTTGAGATTTGATAGATGCCACCGCTGTTATTCGCAATATATTGACCATGATCAATAACACGTAATGTCTTATCGCCAAACTCTAAAGCATAAGTTTGTTCTGAGCTGTATCTAAAAGGAATTAAACGTACTGGCAAATTGCTATTTATAGCTTGACCTACAAAACGAAAACCTGCTCTAGTTCTAACAGCACCTTGAGGAAGTACAATAAAGTTTTCTAGTTTTCGACTTCCCATTGCATACTGATTTAAGTCAGTTCTTGCAAAAAGACTAGGTGTAATTTCACCTGCTCCAAAACCTCTTTGTATAACTTTAGTAACCATAGCGAGCCTCTATGAATGAACATCGATTGTCTTTGATACTGTCTGCGCCTTGTTGATTGTCCTGGCTACTTGCAAGCTGTAAAAACATAATGCCTTGTTGCATCAAAGTGTTACTGATACTGATACCAGTGTTTCCATGAATTAGTGCACTGGCTAATCGTGCCCCCAAAAGATACTCGACCGCTTCTGTGAACTGAACAGAAAATAGATTAGGATCATCAATAAAGCCTTGATATTGAATTACAAAAGGGGCTTCTTTGTTAGTCACAATACAGCGTTGTTTCTTTTTGTTTACTTCAATAACTCTAAAATTAAACTTCAATGTTTGAATGTTGATTGTCTCTTCACCTTCTTTTCGGTAAGGTTCAAGATACAAAATATTCATCACATCACTAGGAATTGAATATGTGTATTTATACGGAATAGATACAACGTTTTGAATCAAATTTTTTTCTGAAATAAGTTCGTCTTTTCTAGCAAACGAAAAATTAAACTTAGTTAATGCACGATCAACTACCTGTTGATAATTTCTTTTACATAAATCAGCCTCTTTAGATTGATCGTTAAAGCTTTCTATATGCAAGCCTTGACCGACTAAATCTAAAGCATTGTTGCAAATATCAATAGCAGTAGTCATTCTCTACTCCATATAAACAAAAAGGGCACATACCTTAATATGTACCCTTTCCTACTTCAGTTTTTTACAAACTAACCTGTAAACTTATCAGAGTTAGCATAACGAACAACTGGAGAGATTGCAGCAATAGTGCCAAAGAATGCAGTAATTGCATTAGCTTTAGGCTCACGCTTTTCGCCGATTTTGCGAGCTACAGCAAAGTTACATAAACAAGGGGTAGTAGGTGATGATACGTTTGTATCTTCCACTCCTTTTAATGAAGGAATGAATAATAAAGTTACGTATCTATACTTCTGACCAGTCTCAACAACATGGATCGGGAATGTCTTATTAGTTTTAAGATCTTCCTTAGCATAAACACCACTGTCACCTAGTGGATGCTTTACGTCCCATGTAATGCCATCGGTTGAGCCAACAACTAGAACACGTAAATCCTTTTCAAAATCGCCGTTACAAATACAAGTTACATATAGCTGACTTCCGATTGCATGATCCCATGCTGCCATGAAGTCATAAGCCTTTTGTGAATAAGTTGTCTCTGTTACAACCTGCTCATCTGAGAAAAACGCTCTTGCATCTTTTATCATTTTTTTACTCCTAACTTACAGCAGTTTCATCGTTAGTTAATTGATCTACACGGCGCATAGGAATGCCTTGGAAGTTAGCCCATGAGCCATTCTTGCCGAAAGCGTCTGTAGCTTTCTTCCATTCGATAACATTAGTATCAGAACGTAATGACAATGAGTTTAAGCTTGCAAATACATCACGGTTCATATAGAACTTGAAATTGCCTTTTGCATCTGCTGGTAACTTTGTAATAGCATCAAGCATCAAAGTAATTAAGTTCCAACCTTGCTTTTGTAAATCAGGATTACCTACACCTTGATTAGTACGTAACATATCTACGTCAATGTTACAAATTCTAACAACCTTGCGCCAGTCCTTCACCATTAAGCCAACTGACTTTTTGTACATTGTAGTGTACACTTCGTTCACGTTGCCTTCCTCGTCAGGCAAGAAGATTGCTCCTTTGTCTTCTACTCTTAAGCCCATTTTAGAGCCTTTAGGATAAGGACTATAAACATCATCGCCCCAACCAACAAGCCAGATTGAAGACAGCTTTTTGCCTTTAAGAGCAGTTGCTCCTGCATTGTTTGACGCATCAATAACATTAGTAGCACGTAAATCTTTGCTCTGATTTAAAGTGTTGTATCTTCGTTCAAAGCCATCAAACATATTGCCGTTATCAGTATTTCCTTTGAAATACAAATAAGTTTCTTTCTGTGCGATAGCTTCAATAAAGGCTTTATCTTCCTGTGCTCTTAGCTGTGCTGCCTTACCGTTCAATTCGGCTAAGTCAACGTCAACCTCTGCTCTAGCTTCAATTAAAGCGCAGGTTTCCTCTACAGTACCTACACTTGATTTTGATGCTTTTGTGCCTTTATTAAACACTTTTTCGTAAACATCAGGTAATGACAGGCGGTAAGTTTGGCGATCGCCGTTATCCATATTGCCTTCTTTATAGACAATATCTTGCATAACTTCATTACTTTCGTTCAAAGTTTCAGCAACGTCTGCGATACCATCTTCACCACCAAAACGCTTGCGGTAGTCAGCAAGAGTAATTCTATCGTTCTCTTGCAGAACTGGAGTTACAGCAGTCATTTAGATTTTCTCCTAGGTTTTGTTTGTTTGATTGTTTAATTTTCTTTTTTTTAATTATTTAAAAAGCTCAGGTGAGTTCTTATATCTAGCTTTTAAAGGATTAACAACTACAGGAGCTTGTCCTGTTACAAAATGATTGTCATTTCCTAACAGTTCACCGACTTTAGTCATAAAGCGAACCATTGCAGGATTAAAGCCTAAGCCTGTTTTATTTAAAAATTCTGATAATTCTTTGTTGCCGCACTGTTGCATTACACGCTTAATGCACAACTTTGTTTGTCCAATATTCTGTCCACCAAGTTGAGGATCAGAAATTGTTTGATTGAACCAATCATCACGCATCTGATTAAATGCTTTCTGTGACTGCTCAATAAAAGAACCTTGTTCTTTTTCGTATGCTGAATAAAGTTTTTGTGCCTGTTCCTGAGATAAGTTCACATCTTTAAACATACGTGACATCATCTCTAATTCTTGAGGCTCTACATCTTCACCATTTGCATTTTTTAAAACGTAATGCTCAGGTGCTGTTTCTTGCTGTTGTTCAGGCTCTTTTGCCTGTTCCTGTTCATCAACATTTAAACTGTCTGCGAAATCTTTTAATGCAGCGTTTTCAGTGTTTTCTTTTTCAGTTTCTTGATTTACTTGATTAGATTGTTCAGTTGACACTACTTTTTGCTCTGTTTCAGTTTGCTGAATTTGAGCGTTATCTACTGGTGCTTGTGTTTGCTCTTGTGCAGTTGCTGTAGTTTGAGTAGCTGTCTGTGCTGAATCATTCATAAATTAAATCTCCGTATTTTCGATACTGCTTAATAAATCATTTCCACAATGTATTTTTATAAAATTTCTTAATTCAAGCCCAATCGCCATTCTTCCGCACTGATAAGCCATTGTGTTTGAATCTGTAGAAAAACAATCTTGTGAAGGGCACATATCTAAAATGCCCTTTAATACTCTTTTCCCGTCAACTGTTTTTGTTAAAGCTTTTAAAGAAACAACTAAACGTTTTGTTTGTTCAACTAGCTTTGCATTGTTTTCTATATCATTTTCATAATCTAAACTCATAGAAGTGAACCTCCTCCCACATCATCAAGCTGTTGCATAGCAAGGCTGGCATCTGCGCCATTCTTTTGAGCCTGTGCCATAGTTGATTGAGTTTGAGCTTGAATGTTCTGTTCTTGTAATTGCTGTTGTTGCTGTTGAGCCTGTGCTCTTTGCTCTCTAATCTTTTGTGCGTCTTCACGACTGCGTAAAATCTTAGGCGCAACTCCCAAACGGTCACGATATTCGTCAACGTACCCGTCAGGATCAATACGATCTAAAACCTCAGGAGCGATTTGTGCAGCTGCTGAAATAGCACTCACTAATCTATCAACTGAGTTAATATCCACTGATTTTTGTGATTGAGCTAACACAGAAGTAAACTCAACTGTCAAAGGCTTATTCTCTAGCGCAGGTGGCAACTCAGGTAATAAACCACGTTCACCTAGTTTTCTAAAAGTAAGATTTACCAATCTACCTAATAGCTCATTCTGTGAACGCTCTACTACTGGTCCCAGTGATAACATCTGCTCTTGTTGTAATGCGCAAATCTCTACGGTAGTTCTGCGATCACCTGCGGTGCTTCCTACCATTTGAAACAAGTCAACAAAATAGGAGCGTCTGATACTGTCTTTAATAGATGCAATGTCTGCTGTAAGGCTGTTTACGTCTCCGATACCTTGTGTAATAGGTCGTATCATCTGCTCAGGAGATGTTGACTGAGTATAGTTAATCGCACCTGTTGCAAGTGATATAGGCGATTGTCTAGCTGAATTAGGAACTTGAAGAGGAGGCTTTGATAAATGATCGATAATTTCAGCCTTTCTCAATGTTTCCTGTTGAAGCTGTTTAATATCAGGTAAGCAATTTATAGATGGTGATGTTCCGTAAGCATCTGTACCCAACACGTCCCAACGAGGGACTAAAGCGGGGAAGTAATCATATCCACTTTCTCTAATAATTGCAGGTCGTGTAGAGAGTGAACAATAGTAACTAGCCCAAGCTTTGTTGCTATTAGATTTACTTTTAGGATCACGATCAATGCGAGGTTCAATAGCGTGTAAAAACTCCCAATAACTGCCTAAATCACCACGATTGTACGTATCTTGAATTTCTTTAGGTGTATTGTCATAGCCGAACTCTTTTACAACCTGTGCAGTTGTTAAAGTGAAATTTCGATATAAGGTGTCAATCTCACCATTATTATCAACATCAACACAGTATTCACCTGCTGATAAAAGATGATGCTGAATGCCGTGTTCGTCACTGTCATAAACCAAATCGCAAGCAACACCAAACAAAGCAAGCTCACGATACATTGAATGTAATGTGTTGTATGTGTTACTTGCACTGAATACTTTTAAAAGGATTTTATTAACAGCATCGCAAAATTCAATGACTGAATAATCATTATTCAAAGCTTGATCGTTAGGTTCAACTTTAAACCATGGACGAGCTGGTGAACTTGCACCGCTCATTAAACCGCTAGCCAAAATATTTAGATCGTGACTAGCCTCAGCATCTAAGATAAAGCGTGTGTCACGAACATTGTTTTTATCAGTAATATCGAAACGACCGCTGAACGGTGAAACATAACGTGATACTGATCGCCATTGATTTAAGTATGATGATCGCTTTGACTTTAAATCAAGCCAACGTGAGCATATTAAATCAATCTTCTTTTGCTCAGTTCCTGTTGAAAACTCACTCATTGCTAATACCACTCATCTGTTTCGTCATCATCGCCTGTTAAATTCAATGAGATTGTTTGACCGCTGTCAGCCTTACCTTTTGTAAGATCAGTCGCATTGATTGAATTTGGCTTGCGCTGATAATTAGAAGTGCCTTTGTTGTACTGATTTAAGCGTTGATTAGATGCCTCTTGCTCACGTTCTTGCAAAGCTAACTGCTGCTGTTGAAGTTCCTGTTGCTGTTGAGCCTGTTGTTTCTGTAACTCCATAGCCTGTTGTTGCTGTTGTAAAGCTAACTGCTGATACTGTTGCTGTTGAGCCATAGCTTTTTTTTGTGCTTTGTATTGAGTGTAAGCACCCGCTGTAAGTAAACCTAACCCTATGTTTTTTAATGACTTACCCATTTTTTTAATACCACTCCTCAATTTCATCATCATTAAAATAACTATCTTTAGCTCCTAAAGAGTTATTCACACTTGAACCACTTGAATTTTTGTCAGCTAAAATTGAAGAGTTTTTTGTATTTTGCTGATGATAGTATTTTGCTGTTTGCTGATTTTTAATTGTTTCCTGTTGCTGTTGATCGCTCTTAGCGGCTAATTCTTGCTGTTGTTGTGCTATTTGAGCTTCGTTAGCTTCTTTTTGTTTATCTAACATTAGCTGATTAGTTGCGGTTAAGGCATTAGAACGCCAAACTTGCCAAGCTCCACCTGCATTATCTGCCTGTGACATAAACACACCCATAGGACTGTTTATCAGTTCTTTAGCTTTGTCAGCATCACCTGCGTTATAGGCGGCGTGCCAGTTGTGCATGAACTTAGCTACGTTGTTATATAAAGGATTTTTATAGTTTGTTGCCAGAGCTCCTGATTCACCATGACGCTGTAAAGCTGCAACATCTTTCATATAAGCATTTAAAGCTACATACTTTGATGATCCTAAAAGTGACATTTTTAAACCCCCATATAACTAATTTGGAACACTGGCAAAAATCTTTTAGCTAAAGCCTTGCTAAGTTCTGTTCCGTATGGTGTGCATAAATAAATACCTCTACACCCAACGTTACGAGCTTCATTTTTTAATGTCTTAAGAATTACAGCTCCACAACCTTTTTTTCTGCTTTTCTCAGTAGAAAAAATAGAATCAACCTCAGCAACTATGCCTCTGACGTGTTCATCGTAAACTGTCCAAAACACCAACAAACCACAAGGGATATGATTTTCGTCAAAGAAAAGGTATGAATGACAGTTCTCTTCTTTGCCTTTATAAGCTTCTTTTATGCTTTCAAAAATTTCATCATCAGAGCTTTTTTTATCAGCAAAGGGATTAACTCCGTTGCGGGCATAATCAAGGATTAACTCCTTTGCTCCTTCTGTTTTAAATAAATGTGTTAAAGGTATTTTCTCTGCTACAAATTTCATTCTCGAACTCCTCAAAAGGATTGTTTGATACTCGTTGCTTTCTAGCACTTCTGTAAAATAGCTTTTCCTTTTCGTATTCTGTTAAATCACACACTGGTATATCCTCAGCAAAAGTCAAAGCTAGTGCATCAGCCATATCAGGTGACTTTCCTAAACGGTCACGAATTTGTTTTTTTGTTTCTAAGATTTTTTGATTGTCATCAGTAACATCGAAGTATGGAGTTGCAATTTCAGTGATTAAATCTGTATTCTTCGGTATGCAACCGCCACGATTGATCCAATCTGCTAAACGACACCACATTTCAGTGCGTTTGTTCTTGTATTGATGATCTAAAGATTTTTTGCCAAAGTTGACGTCATTTACATAGATACCTTGTGAATTTAGAATATCTACTACACCGCCACCAACACCTGTGCCGTCAACATAAATTTCGTGACAATGCCTAGACACAGCTTGCTGTCTTACAACTCGTGCAAACTCTACTAATGACAAATCTTTATAAACTAAAGGTTCTTCAATTAAGAGACCTTGCCTAAAACAGATAACAGAGCGGTCATTACCAAATCTTGCAACGTCAACGCCCATGATGAGAGGATTGTGTTTTATAGAGTTGAAGTTAATTTCACGCTCACTAGCCAACTTAACAAGCTCATAGCTAATAAGCTGATCAATAGCACTTGCGTTAAAGTCACATAGATACTCACGCTTGAATACTTCCTCAGGAGTTTCTTTTTTGATCGCTTCCATTTCGTCAGGATCAATAGCGTTTGTCTCTAAATAAGTAAATCGTGAACTTGTCCAATTATCAGAAAATTCAGGATCTAAACCACGATAAAAAAGCTCTGAAAAAAGATTGATGCCTTTAGGCGTTCCGATGAATAAACCCCAACCTTTAGAATCAGATAGCGCAGGGCGGATACCTTCGTTCCATAAGCCTTTCGGCATCTGCGCAACCTCATCAAGCACAACACCCGCCAGCTTTAAACCACGAACAGCATCGAAATTATCAGAACCTAAAAGAAAAATTGTTGAATCGTTCCAAAAGTTAATCTTTGTTTCTGATTCTCGAACTTCTACAATTTCAGCGCTTTTACCGCATTTATTAACAACATCTTTAAAAATAGCAACAGCTTCTTTTAAAGGTTGCCATGCGACCATCTTCGCTTGTTTGTACACAGGACAGATGTAAACATAATTACCTTTCTTAGTAATGGCGGATAAAACAAGCTCATTGATAGCAAAAGTAGTTTTTCCCGCACGTCTGTGCACGGCTAACACAGTAAAACGTTTCTGTGTATCAATACATTTTTGCTGCCATTCACGAGGCTTCCAATCATAAGTAATGTTTTGAATTACGCTCATATCTTTAATGAAATTCCCGTATTGACAACAACAGAAACACCACCTTCGTTAGAGTTCTTCTTAGCACTTGCTTGTGAGACAGCTAAACAGTAATTAGACAGCAACTTAGCAGCTGCGACTTCTACCATAGATACTTCCTCACCGTTTTGGATCTTCTTCCAGGGTGACTGTGCGACATGGTAACCTTCACGCTCATATACAGCACTACGGCGTTCTTTCGCTATTTCATAGGCTTCTTTGTATTTGTCCGAGGTGAGAACTTTATTTAAGGTTACTGGTGAGATGTGAAAACTTTCGGCAATATGATATAAATCAAGTTCTAATGATTTTGAGTAGTCATCTAAAATCATTAGAATATCTCTTTCTTCAATTTGATCAATTACAGATACAGCCTTGTTTATATCACTGTATTTTTCCTGTAGAGCTAATTTCTTTTCTTCAAGCTCTACTGGCAATTCCTGATGATACTTTTTGCGCTGTACTGTATGCTTTTTGGTTTCTGCCTTAATAACTTCCATATCTTGCCTGAGTAAATAAAGCGATTTCTTTCTTTCTTCTGTTAGCTAACCCCTGATTGTATTTACCGCCTGCTTTGTTATGAGCTAAAAAAGCTTGTTCAATTTTTAAACTGTCATGTGTCTTAACAGCTTTCCATACATTACAATCAGCATGACCGTTTCCGAGGTTGTAAACAAAATCTACAAGCGCATCAAATTCATTCTGAGTAAGTACGATTGAATCTCTAATCATCAAATCGTTAATTGCTTTTTCGTTTGAACTTAAATGATGTCTAAATGCGATGTTTGCTTCATTGATTGTTAGGACTGTATCTTTTGTCACAGGCTTACCGTTGATATAAGTTAGTCCCCAGGCAATAGTCCATTTATTGCCGATTTTGTCAAAATAACTTTTGAACTTCTGACCGTCAAAAGATTCTTTTGAAATACCTTCGTTTACCTGAATAAATTTCAAGCCTTTATCGCTGATTGTTTTCATTTGAACCTATCCATTTTTTAAGAGCTGTACTTGCTAAAGTGATGATTGTTGTTGAACCTAAAGAGCCTACGAATGTTCCAATAAAGATCATTGAACTTGTTGAAATATCCCAATACTGGTGAAGTATTAAAAATATTCCATAAGACAATAAAGCGCAGGTTAAGGCATCAACAACGGAGCGTGTAACACAATAAAAAGATGTGAAGTTAGCTTTGTTTTTCATAAGTCTTACCAAACTAGATAAGACAGCAGAAATAAAACCAAAAAATAAAAACAGTTGCTCAGATGTAATGTTTTTAGGAGGCTCGATCATATTTACACCCATAAAAAAAGCCCTAGCTCTTTACAAGCTAAGGCTTTCAATTAAATACACTGGTAGCTTATAAAACTACTTTCAGTGTGTCATTTCCTATTTTTAATTTTGTAACAATGATTTATAGTCACCGCAACTCTCAATAAAGTTTCCCCATTCCTGCATTAAAACTTTTCGCTCATCAAAATATGTACTGCGATTGTAGGCTTGCTGAACTTTGTTGCCTACAACGTGAGATAAACAAAGTTCAATAATACTTTCTTTAGAGTTAGGTAATGTCTGCATCCACTGACGCCCACAAGCTCTGATGCCATGAACTTGAAGTTTGTCTTTGTATCCGTTTGTTTTTAAAGCCTTACTTAAAGTATTTTCTGAAATCATGCCAGTTTTGCCTTGAAACAAATAATCGTTTATAGGCTTATGAACTGAAATCAGATACTTAACAATATCCATAGCTTGACTGCAAAGAGCGACTTTAAAAGCAGCCATTGTCTTTGTTTTTACAGTCATAGAGCAATCGTTTAAATTGATGTCACTCAGTTTTACGCTTCTCAATTCTACAGAACGCAACAATGTAAAAAAGTACATATACAACAGCAGCTGAATTGTTTTACTGCAATCTTGCATATCAACAAAAAGTTGTGTCATATCCTGCTCTAATGTTTCTAGTTTAAAGCTGTCATAATGTACAACTTCTGCTTGCGGTAGATACTTCTCAATACCACGAATAGGATTAACAGCTATTTTCTTTTGAAATACAGCAAAATCTAAAACATTACTAATTACATTAGCTAATCTGTTTGCTGTTCCAAGTTCACCTGAATGAATGTAGGCTTGCAAAAAATTCAGTATGTATTCAGCTGTCAGTTCTTTTAACTGCATTTTTGCAAGTTTAAATAAATGTGTTCTGTAATTACTTTCGTATTTTTCAACGGTGCTTGACTTAATTTTTTTATACTTTAGATCTATAAAACTTTCCCAAGCACTCTCAAAGGTATCTGATTTTTTTACAATTACCAGTGAATTTTCTTTAAACGATGTCAAAGCATCAAAGTATCGACTGCGAGCTTCATTTAAAGACATCTCAGGATAAGTGCCTAATGGCACATCAGTTCGCTTTCCATGCTTAACTTTTCTAAACTTAAAGTAGATCCTGTTACAGTTCGATGCTTTACGAATAATTACTGCTAAACCTGTTATATCAGTAATCATTCTATCCTTATCAATGCTTGTATTTATCAGCTTTACAAGCATTTTATCGGTTACGTTTTCAGCCATGTTTTGTATCTCTTTTGTATAATAAATTATTCTAATTTTAGTTCGATGCTCTAACTATAAAAAATTATACACTTCGTGACTTATTTTTGTAACCACTTTTTTAAGTTTTTAATTAAAAATTTGATTTATTAAATTAAAGAAAAGGCTTATATATGCGAAATGATGATTTATAAAAGAGGCAATGGTGCTGCTTGCCA